CGAGCATGGCCCCCTCCTATGGACGAGCATCGTATGAGGGGGTGAAACGGGTACGTATACCGCCAGGGTCAAGCGTAGGGGTCGTAATCCTTCGGCCGATCGCCGGCCAGGCCCATGCGCTCGAGCGGCGACTTCTTCGCCACGGGGTAGGCGAACGACAGCGCGAGGGCGTCGCCGCGACCCGGTGACGGCAGCTGGCGCGCCTTCATGTCCTTCTTCGACTCCAGCTGGATCTTGCCGTCGAGGCGCGCGATAGTCTCGGGGCCGGTCAGATCGTTGTAGAGCACCTGGTCGTTCTTGTCGATCGCGCCACCGTCCTTCAGCCAGTCGCGCATCAGCTTCCAGATCTCGGCGCGCTTGTTCAGGCAGCCCGGGTCGGATGACTCGCCAGCGAACCAAACTAGCTGCCAGGTGCGGCCCATCGTGCGGCCAGCGCTGACGATGCCAGTGCCGTAGCCGGCGTCGATGAACACGGCATCGGCCTGATGCTGATCCTCGAGGTTGGCCAGGATGGTCGCGACCTGAATGTCGTTGTCGTTCTTCGGGATCGTGCGCAGCACTTGGAAGTACAAACCTTGGCGCAGGCCGATGACCAGCTCGTCGTCGCCCTCCCAGGCCGGGTCACAGGTGAGGATCTTCGGCGCGAAGTCGTATTGCTCGGGGCGCAGGATGCGCGCGCACGCGGCGTCGACGTCGGTGATGCTGATGAACTGCTTCGCAGACTGGGCCGGGAATAGGCCGCGCACGCGGACCTTGACCACGTCGCTGTCCTCGCCGTGCGTGGCCACGAACTCGTCCAGGTACTGCTTGTTGGTGCCCTCGACCGTGCGGCTGTCGATGTGGCGGGTAACCCAGAGGTGGCGGTAGCGGCGGAAGCACTCGCGGAAGCGGCCGGTCGACTGCGTCGGGTTCCCGAAGGCGATCCAGATGATCTCGGTGTCCTCGTCGGTCAGCGCGCCGTCGGTGACCTCCCAGACCTTATCGGCGATCTTCGACGCCTCGTCGTAGATGACGATGATGCGCTTACCCTTGTTGTGCAGGCCGGCGAACGCCTCGGTATTGTGCTCGCTCCAGGGCGTGGCATCGGCGCGCCAGCTCTTTTCACGTCCTGGCTCGTTCGAATAGATCGACATGGCCGGCACGTTCCACCAGTGCTCGGTGATGGTCAGGCGCCGCCACTTCGCGATCTCCGGCCAGGTCTTGGTGCGCAGCTGGCCCTCGGTGTTGGCCGTGACGACGATGCGGCAGTCCTCGCAGGTGTCCATGCCCCAGTTCGTGAGCATGCCGATCAGCGCGGACTTGCCGATGCCGTGGCCGGCGGCGACGGCAATGCGCAGCGGCTGGAAGCGCTGCTCGCCCTTCAGGTGGTCGCCGATCACGTTCAGGATGTCGACCTGCCAGGTGCGCGGCCCGGTGTAGCCGGCCAGCTCGCCCTGGCCCCAGTCGTAGGCGTAATGGCAATAGCCGAGCGGGTCGTTCGACAGCTCGGCCATGTCTTCGATGAGACCTGCTTCGAGCTCCGCCTCGGTCATGCCTTGGCTTTCCGCTCGCGCGCCTGGCGCAGCCGGTCGGCCCGGGTGGTGACGTCCTTCACTTCCAGTTTGTCGGTCAGCATGCCCAGGTGGCGCATCGCGAGGTTCAGGGCCGCGACCTTGTCGGCCATCCTGACCTTCCTGGTGTAGCCGACGAAGCGCCGCTCTTCGCCTGAGCCCGCGAATTCCTCGGAGATGTCCATCCCGGCCAGCACGGCGGCCGTGTCGTCGTCGAGCTCGTTGATGGGCTTGGGGAAACCGTCGGCATTCAGCAGGCGACGAGGATCGAAGAAGGCGACGCGGCCCAGCTCCTGCAGCACGCGCTCGGCGGTGATCTTCGTGGCCTCCGCTCGCTTAGCCATTGCATCGGCGATCAGTTCCTTGACGCCAACATCGTCCAACAAACGCGGGCCCTGCGAATGTGCCGTCTTGGCGCTGTAGCCGGCACGGATCGCAGCCTGGGTTGCGTTCAGGTCAACCAGGTATTCATCGACGAAGCGCTGCTTTTTCGGCGTGATCGGCATGGGGGTTCACGGGCGCGCCGCTCAGGCCTTCGGGGAGTTGGCGACCACGCGCAGCGCGGTTTCCGTCATCGGGGGCAGGCCGCCGGTGATCTTCCCGGCCGCCTTCATGAACTTGCGCTTGCGGGTCTGGACGTCGCGCGCGCGGGTGATCTCGGCGTGCATGAACTCGGCAGCGTACAGCTCGGCGCGCAACGTCGGCAGGCAGCTGGTCAGCATCGCCTTGACGTTGCCGTCGTCGATGACCTTCTGGGCTTTCAGCTGCTCGGGCGTCAGGGCCGGAGCGGGCGCGCCTTCCGGCTGGGTGGTCGGGGCGTTCAGGGTAGCGGCGTTCATGGGCGGTCCTCCACGGTGTTGGAAAGGGAAATCGGAAAGTGCAGCAGCAGAACTTTCCAGCGCGCGATCGTCGAAGCGCGGCGCTGGTAAGTGCAGATCTTCTGGACGGTGGCCTTGGGGCAGGCGAAGTGTTCGGCCAGGCGGTCGTAGGTCCAGCCTTTTTGTTCGTGCAGGTCGCGCATCTCGTCGACCTGGACGTCGGTCAGCTTGGCATTGGGGTGGGTTTCGCCGATGCGCAACCCGTTCTCGTCGACCGCAATGAAGACTTTGCGGCTGGTGGTCGGCACGACCTGGTCGGTGTCCTCGACCTGAAGCGGGATTCTGGAGCCCATCGATTAATTCCCATAGTCATTGGAATATGGAAATTTTACAGCTTGAATCGAGGAAATTGTGCGTGAAGTTTGCGTAATTCGCAGAAAAACCGGCAGAGCATTGCGCGACGCGCAAAGTCTGCCGTATCGGGATGCTCAGGCGGCCTTGGGAAGCTGCTCGAGGTGGCGCGCAAGCGACAGGATTGCCAATGCGTCAGCCTCGTTGCTGTCCTTCGGGCGGAAGCCGCGCGCGTGCGCAGCGTCGCTCATGGCCACCTTGTCGGCGTTGCCCTTGCCGCTCCAGTGCTTCTTGATCGCGCCGACGCCGACGGGGCGCAGCGGCACGTTGTTCGCGGCGCACCACATCTCGAGGCAGGCCAGGAACCCGCCGTAGACGTGCGCCGCCAGCGTGCCGGCGTGCTGCTTAACGTCCTCGTAGTAGACCGCGTGGATCTCGCCGCCTGCGACGCGCTGTTCGTTGAGGAAGGCGCGGAACTTCAGCCAGCGCTGGCCCGCGGCTTCCATGCGGCGGGGCGCAAACGATTGACTTCCGCTGTGCACGATGCCGTCGCGGCCGGCACGCGCCCAGCCGGTCTGCGTGCCGATGTCGATGGCGAGGATGTTCATGGTTCGGTTCTCCTGGTGTCGTTGTTGTTGCCGCCCGGGCTGGCCGGGCGGGATGGTGGTCGGTCAGACCGAAACGTCCTTCTCCCACAGCGCCTGCTTGAGCGCGTAGCCCATCAGCGGCCACAGCTCGGTACGCGAGTTATCGATGGCGACCTTCGTCCCGATCTCGGCGTTGTCGTTTGCCGGGGAGACGGCCACGGAAGGCTTGCCGACGACCGCGAAGCCATTCCGCGTGGTCAGGATGGCCCAGCGCAGCACCTGGCCGGTCAGCGACACGTGCTTGACGATCTCGGTGTGCACGATGTTGGCGTCCAGGTCGGCGGGCGACAGGCGCGGCGCGGTCAGGCCCTTCGCTTGAATCTCGCGCTCGATCGTGGCTTCGCTGGCGTCGGCGCTGGCCAGCTTCGGCTCGTCGGCGCGCTCGACCTCGTTGGCATGCTTCTTCGCCTGGCCGATCTGGTACGGCATCCAGGTGGCGTAGCGGCCATCGGCCGGCACCTTCTCGCCTTCCTGGACCAGCTTCACGTACGGTTCCGAGCGAGAGACGCCGGCACCATCGAACACAGCCAGGTGAACGGCGCCGGCATCAGCGTCGACCACGCGAGCGATGATCGCGGCCAGCGGTTCGCCCTCATTCGGCGGCGTAAAACCGGAAGTGGCCTGGTTGTTGGCCGGGTAGAACCAGACGACGCGGCCAACGGTGGGGGTGATCTTCATGTGTTGCATCCCTTTCAAGGTTTGGACTACTGGTGGTGCGCTCGCGCGCGAAATGGTCTCGTCAGGCCCGCGGTGGACGTGCTCCCCAGGTCCACCGCCAGACGCGCTGCTTGGTCAGCGGCTCGCCCTTCGGCAGCACCAGGGCGGTGATCAGCCTCTCGGTGTAGCTCAGGACCAGGTAGCGGCGCCCTCGACTGGTGTGCAGCTCGTCGCCCTCGACGGGATGCTCGGTGGGTGCCTCCTGCTGCGGGGCCACGCGGAGCTTTACCCGGTCCCATGGGTGTTTCATGCGGCCTCGCTGGCCAGCGCCTCTCTGGCCATGCTCACCTGCACAGGCGTCAGCTTTTCGCCAGCCTTCGCACGCAACAGGATCTTCCGCGCCCAGCCCTTCGGGTCGACGTCCGCCGGCTTGTGCAGCACCTGGCCGATGGCCTGCCTGATCGCCGCGCGCGCCTTCTCGCTGCCGGTGGTCGACTTGCCCGGCGCCGTGAGGGTCAGCATCGGCCGCGGGATCTCGTCCCAGGCGCCCTTGGCCAGCTGCTGCTCGAGCGCGGCTTCCCAGCGAGCCTTGACGGCGCTGAACGTCTGCTGCTGCAGCTCGGTTGCCATCGGCATCGCAGCCCAGTAGATCGCCGGGTGCGACCAGGTGCCGTGTTCGCCAGCGAACCGAGCTTGGACACCGGCGACGGCCTCGTAGTACGCGCGCATCGGGTCGACGCTCGGCCGGCAGGCCTGGATGAACTCGGCGCAGCTGGGCGGCCACGCGAAGCGGCGGCGACATTCGCGCAGGCCGATCTTCACGTCGTTCGGGGTGATGCCTTCCTCCTCGAAGGCCTCGACCCAGCTTTCGGCCCAGTTGTCGATCGCCTGCTGGTTGGCGAAGTTCGAACGCCACTTGTGCGGGTAGGCGCCGTCCAGTCGGTTGAACAGGTGGTCGACCAGCGAGATGCCCAGGCCGGGCGCGGGTTCGAACCACTGCGAATACGGGCGCGTGCTGGGCGAGGCGGGCAGGGCACCGATGTCGGTGATGTCGTTCATGGCTTGATCCGGTTGCGGTTGACGTATGCGACGGGGTCGAACTTCTCGGGCTGGCCAGCTTGAGAAAGCGCAGGCGGTGCGGTCAGGAGCTGCGCTACGATGGGCTCCAGGTAACCGATGGACACGTCATCCCGGCCTTTCCTCGCGAGCGCCTCCTTGGCCTTCACGATCGCGTTGTTCAGCACGGCATCGGTCACACGATCGTTCTGCGCCCAGGTGCAGGCCACGGTCGGGTGCATGCCATCGGCAGTGATCCCTTGCGCGCGCAGCAGCATGGCGATCTGCGTGTGTCGTTCGAGCTTCGGCAATTGGCTCGGGTGGTCGCGCTCCCCCGGCGGATCCTCAGGCGCGGTAGTTGAAGCCTGAGCAGAGAGAGATGTTTTTAATTCTCCCTGTCCCTGTCCTTCTCCCTGTCCCTGTCCCTTAAGAGCATTTTCCGGCGGATTTCCGGCGCCCGTCTTTTCCTTTCCATCGGAATCACCTGTGCTTTCCGGCGGAATTTCTTTAACTTCCGTCGGAATGTTGTCGGAAATGCTTCCCGGTTCCGGCGGAAGAGGCAGCAGCGGACGGCCCTCGGCCTCGCGCTGTTTGTTGGCTTTCCGGATGCGATCGCACTCTTTCTTCCACTGGTGGTGTACCTTCGCCTTCCAGCTTTCCAGCGCTTTCTCGGCGACCACCGGGTGGTAGAGGCGGCCGTCAGCGCACTTGATCCAGCCGTGCAGCGCGCCTTCGCGCACGTTCGCCCATTCCTTGACCACGCGGCCGTAGCCAGCGGCCTTGGCCAGGAAGCGGTCATCGTCGGGAAGAGAAGCGGCGGGCACCTGGTGCCATGCGGCGCTCCAGAGAAGCACCGCGGCCCAGCATGCCTCGGGGGATTCGTATGCAGCCATGTCGCTGTCACGCAGGCGCGCGACGTCGAGCGGCATGAAGGCGAAGTCCTGCAGGTTGCAGTCTTCGGGGGTGAGCGGCGCCGGCAGGGCGCCAGATTCGCGCGTCGTCATGGCGGGCATGCTCCCGCCAGCTCGCGCTCGGCCCAGGCCTGCTCCTGCTGGCGCTTGACCCGCTGGCGATGCCAACCGGCCTTCCAGTCCCTGATCGCGTGCGCGCCCAGGTTCATGCCGTGGTCGTTCTCGCCCAGCCCCATGTCGAAGCCTTCGGCGCCGAGATCTTCCATCAGCTCGGGCGTGATGAGTTTGATCGAGAGGTCCATCAGCGGACCCCCACGTCATCGATCACGCGCCGCAGGCGCTGGCGCGCGCGGTATTCCTGGCGCTGCTTTTCGACGTCGCGCTTGTCCGCGATCGCATCCTGGTCAGCGCGCCTCC